TTAGCATAGTCTATTTGTAACCATTTTGTAACCGTTTTCCCCTTGACATTTCAGTGTAATGAAGTAGATAAAAAGTCTGAACTAACCGCATGGTACCGGTGGTGCCCTGCACGTCGATAATGTATACATGAGGTGTAGCCAATTATTAACACCCTGTTCATAATTTATGATGCACCCTATGCTACTATATAGTTGCAAGGACAAACTTGCATCGAACATCAACCACGAGACGAAAGGACGAAACACATGAAAGTTATTGCAAAGTATGTCACTGTGGAAGCAGTGAAAGACAAGCAGGTTTTGACCCTGCTGTTTCTGGACTGGAACAGCAAGCGCGATTGTCTGGAAGTCGTCAAGGCACACGGCATGAAACCGCTCACCTCTGCTACTGGTTCCAAGGGCCTTGAAATGGCCCTTGAGGATATCAACGCCGAAACGCTGAAATGTGAAATCGGCGCAGAGATTCCGCATGATTTCATGCTTGACGGTGACGAATTCACCGACCACTATAAAGAAAGCGAGGTAAAAGACAATGGCTGACCCTTGCACCTGTACCGGCCCTTGCGCCACTCCGACAAACGTATCTCATACCCTGTTGTATGAGGACGCGGCGCAGAACATTTTCGGCCTTGTTTATGACAAGGACGGGAATCTGCTGAACATCGTTGACGGCGTGGGCAAGCTCGACCCCCTGCCCTTTACCGCCTTTGAAGAGGCCGCACGCCGTGGCTTTCCGTATGCGCCCCAGTGGTCTCCCTGTTGCCACGGGGGCAAGACCATGGAACAGCAGGCGGCAGAGCTTGAGGCCCAGAAGCATCACATTGCTTCGATTTACACCAACCAGAGCCCCACGGCCCTCTTTCCGACCAATGGAGACAGCGTTGCGAAGCAGTTCATGTTGCGCTGGATTTTCTAAGAGGTGATACCATGCAGGATATTAACAACAAGCTGGCCGATATCCTTAAGCCTTGACCGGTGTACTTGATAAACTCGATACACTGGCAGAGCAGAACGCGCAGATTATCGGCTTGCTGACCGATATCAAGACCAACACCACCAAGTAATAAAGGAGAATATACCATGTTTAACAAGAACAAACAGAACGCCGCTCCCGAAGTCGTCAAGTCTTATCTGTCCATTAAGGATGCAACTGTGCAGGCGTGTCACCTCATTTCTGACCGTATTTGTGTGTTCACTCTGAACGTCCCGGGCGCGACGTTCCTTAATCTGAAAGTCGTTGACGGCGCAAACGGTGAGTTTATCGCAATGCCGCAGAGCAAGGGACGGAACGGACAGTATTATGACCTGTACCGCGTGTACTTCTCTGAGCAGGATGCACAGCGCATCATTGCCGCAGTTTCGGAGCACGCAACGGCGCAGGGCGAAAAGACGGATTATAAGACCCGTTACGAGGTGTAAACATGAGCAAGCGCAACATGAAAAATATTGCGCTTGACCTATATGAAAGCGGTGGATGGGTCAATATCCCGTCCATCGCTTCTTTAGGTTGTTGGTGCAATATCCTTATTGGTAAACGCCAAGTTGGTAAAACCTACGGCACATTGAAATATGAGCTGAACGAGGGCAAAAGGTTCCTGTACCTACGCCGCACAACCACGGAGTTTGACGCAATCACCAGCGACCCCGATTTGAACCCTTTCTTGCCTCTGAAAAAAGAAGGGTTTGACGCGGATATTGTGAAGGGCGGCAAAGTCACCTATACAATCGGTAGGTTTGAGTATGAGGACGGCAAACCCAAGCAGTGTTTGGAGAAATACGGAATCGGCATGACGCTCCCCAGTATTGCGAATATCCGTGGTTTCAATGGCTCTCAGTTTGAGGACGTTGTTTTTGATGAATTTATTCCCGAAAGAATTGTCATCAAACGCAAGGCAGAGGGCGACGCGCTTTTGAATGCCTATGTGACCATCAACGGCAACCGGGAGTTGGAAGGAAAACCCCCGTTGCGTCTTTGGTTGCTTGCAAACGCATTTGACATTGCAAGCCCCATTTTGGTGGAGCTTGGCGTGGTGGACGAAATCGCCAAGCTGTGCAGGACGGGGAAAGAGTGGACGGTAACAGAAAGCGGCGTGTTCATTGGTATGCCGAAATCAAGCGCGGTAAGTGCCAAGCGTGCGCAAACTGCTTTCATGCGTCACATGATGAAAAACAAGGATTCAAAGTTTTATAAAATGGCAATGGAAAATCAGTTTGCTTACAACAATCTGGAAGCAGTACGACCGATGAATATTAAGGGCATGAAACCCCTGTACTCTGTGGCGGGGTTGTATGCGTATGTGTACGACGGGAATCGCATCTATTTATGTACATCCCGACACGAAAGCCGGGAAGTGTACCCAGACACAAAAGCCGGAAAAACTGCTTTCCGGTTGCATCACCCGTTCTTTGAGGCTATGTTAAACCTTAATCAGATTTGGTGCAGTGATGTGCCTGTTTTGCTCAAAATCAAAGAATTTCTTGACATCGACGACTAAAGATAGTATAGTAAAGGTGCAGGGGCCCCCATAACATAGACGGGCCGGAAGCCCGTGGGGTAGCATTTCTATGTTGCGCACCCCTGCTTTTATAGAAAGGAGTAGGCAATGCTTACTTATTCATACAAATACGCCGCAGAAAAGCGGCTCTCTCCGCACTTTCGTGTGCGGGAATTCCATTCCAAGCACGACCCCAGCGACATTGTAAAGGTTGACGAGCGGCTTTTGACCTTGCTTGAAAACATCCGGAATTTTACCGGTAAACCGGTACACATTAACAGCGGATACCGAAGCAAGGAATACAACGCCACTCTCAAAAACGCCTCTCCCCGGTCTCAGCATTGTAACGGCATGGCGGCTGACATTTGGGTTGAGGGCGTGACACCGTCCAGAATCGCAGAGATTGCAGAGTGCTATTTGGGCGCTTCTGGCGGTATCGGCGTTTATAGCACGTTCACCCATGTGGACGTTAGAACCAACAAATCAAGATGGAAAGGAGCCTATTGATTATGGCACTCAGCATTAACGACGTTATTGCGTTGGCAAACGCAGGTTTTACCAAAACCGACATTGCCGCTTTTATGAATCTGGGCAATCCCCAGACCACTCCCCCCAGCCCTGTGCAGGTTCCCGGTGCAACTGCTCCCACGGTTCCGACCGCTCCGGCGACGGTTCCCACCCCTGCACCTACCCAGCAGGCCCCGGCAGTTCCCGACCTTGGCCAGTTGGTTGCGGCCCTTACCGACCTTAAGAGCAAGGTTGACACCCTTTCTGTTCCGACCGCTGGAACCGTTGGTGCTCTTCCCACGGTTACCAGTGTGGAAGATATCATTCTTGGGGCGGTCAAGCCTGCCCCTGCACCCGAAAGCCCCAATTTCAGTATTATGGAAGGAGTTGTTAAGTAATGGCTAATCCGAATTTCCCCGCAAAGGCAGGCGCAACGGTTTTCCGTCCGCAGGACATTTATACCATTGCCAATAATCTGGTTCAGCAGGTGACCGGGCAGACAGCAATTTCTGCCGTGGATACGTCCAGTTTCATCAACGTGGGCCAGATGTGTTTGAACACCAGCAAAGAGGGCACGTTGCAGGCCCTTTATAACATGGTCTCGCGTACCATCATCACCACTCGCGCATACAGCGGCCGCTTTACCAGCATTGAGGCCACGTCGCAGGAGTGGGGCCTGTTCATCCGCAAAATCGCTTTCTTTTCTGGTAAGTTTGATGAAACCAAGTTCATCAACACCGTTCAGAACCCCGGCACCTTGCGCGACGGGCAGAGCGTGGATATGTATAAGATTTCCAAGCGCTACCCGCTGGAAATGTGGTATACTGGGCAGGCCACGCTTGACCAGACCTATACCACGTTCCGCTCTCAGCTGACGACCGCATTCACCAGCGAAAGCGAACTGTCGGCATTCCTTGCCGGTATCACCACGGAAGTTGCCAACGACGTGGCCCGCTGGAAAACCGCAGAAAATCGCGCCGTCGTGATGAACTTTATCGGCAGTCTGTACAACACTGGCAAACCCGGCCAGAAGGTCAACCTTACTGCCGAATTCAACAAGGCACGCGGCACCGCGTACACCACCGCCGACCTGCTGACCACCCATTTGCAGGAGTTTCTTTCTTTCTTTGTCTCCCTGCTGGAAACCCAGACGGCCCTGCTTGAGGAAAGCACCGACCTTTATCATCTGGTTCCCGCCTGCACCGACGACAACGGCGACCCGCTGACCCTGCTTCGGCACACTCCCAAGAGCGAACAGAAACTGCTTCTGTACCAGCCGCTCATTAACGATGCAAAATCGTGGGTGTTCCCCGCTATCTTTGGCCCCGGTTACCTGTCCTTTGGTAACTACGAGGGGGTCAATTTCTGGCAGAACATCAACGACAAGAGCCGCGTAAAGGTCATCCCCGCCCAGTTCAACGTGAACACCGCCAAGCAGGAGACCGGTGAAGAAGTTGACCTGCCCATGGTGGTGGGCCTGCTGTATGACCGCAGGGCGCTGGCAACCGTCTACATGATGGACAGTGTTTATACTACTCCTTTCAACACGAAAGGCGAGTATTACAATACGGAACATCATTGGAAGATGAACTATCTCAGTGACCCCACTGAGAATGCGATTCTCTTCTACATGAGCGACGACGCACAGCCGTAACCAGCCGCGAAGGCCCGACCGTAAAAGGCCGGGCCTTTATTGTTAGAAAGAGGTGAAGCGTTAAGAAACGTGCCAGCGGCACGTTTTAGCGCACCCGTCCCGCAGGGTGGGCGGCATACTGACCGCCGACCAAGGGATACATTAAACACAAATCGAACGACACCGCCTTAGCGGTGAGAAAGTGAGATGATTTAATGGCACGAGGCGAATTTAACGGCGCGGTTCCCGCGCCTAGCGTGGAACACGGATATCACTTCCACTTTGGAAACGTTGAGAAGCGCGTGAATTCAACCAAAGCATTTGATTATACCAAGCTCCCCGACGAGGAGCGTTGTGATTTCAAGCAAACCACCAGCATGGAGCGGCCTGTTATTTACGTTACGCTGAACAGCATCAACATTTCCCCCCAGTGGAATTACTGCCAGTGCGAAGAGACGGCGAGTTTTTATTGGATACGCGATATTTCAATCGGTATCCGAGGCAGGGGAACTGCCAATATTTGGCAGTTCACGCTAGAGCTCGACCCGCTGGCAACCTATCGGGATGCCATTCTTAAAACGGATGCATTCATTGAATACGGTTTCAATCAAGATTCCAGCGGCGCGACGTTCCGTTTGCAGGACACCCGGCAGGCGGTTGGAATGGCTCCCAAGATTTCCACAGCGTCGGCAGATATCACGGACGGAAATATTGATGCCTCTGGTGGCACCTTTGTGCTGTCCTGTGTTGGCAAGTCTGGCCTGCACGCCTATGCAATGAGCGCGGCCACGTTGGGAAGTCTGTTGACGGCAGTTTCCTTGACGTGGGAGACCCTTACCAAGCCTATGGTTCGTTGGGAGTTGGCATTGCCGGAGTTTATGAATAAACTTCTGTTTGGCGGCAACGCGTTGGAGTGCGTCCGCTCTTGCATCTGGATACCCATAAACCTTTCCCGATACGGCGCAGGGCGGCAAACGGAAATCACCCTAGGACAGTTCAACACCACCGTTTTTGCACAGCAGGTCACACCGTCAAGTTCCCGGAGTGTTCATACCACAATAGCGATACCGTGGCCCGCAGACGATTGGAAGCGCATGAACTGTCAAATACAGCTATATGTGCCTTTTGTCGGCACTTTGGCGGTTCCCGTTGACCAATGCAACACGGCGGCAAATATTGATGTTGATTGGTCTGTGTGTTTCGTGGACGGCAGTGTAACAACACTAGTCCGGGCCGGAGATTACACGGTATACGCGGGAAGCACCAGCATAGCCAGCCCCTACGGAATCGGCACCAGCAACATCGACCCGGTGCGTGCGCTGACCGGTGCAATCAGCACCGTCTCCGGTGCAATGAATTTCGGCGGGGGTCTCCTGTCCACCGTGGCGGGGTTTGCTGGCGGCACGATGCAGGCCGCGCAAGGTATCGCCCAAGTTGCGCAGGGTGTACAGCAATCAGTTTCCCCCATCAACTGTTCTGCCGGAACTATGGGTGGTGCGTCGCAGGTACAGCTACCTTTGGAAGCAAAGTTGACCCTGCTGTATTATCCCCCGGTGGACGATGCAGGTTTTCAAAAAGTTTACGGCTATCCGGTGATGAAAGTTGCAAAGCCTGTGCAGGGATACTGTAAGACCCGTGGTTTCTCCTGTGCTCCGCTGAACGCCAAGCCCGACGAGATTTCTTACATCAACGCCGCAATGGACAGCGGTGTTTTTATCGAATGAGGTGATTATATATGTACCAATGTTATAGCGGATACTACGACGGCGGCACGCTGTGCGGGAATTTCGATGCAACGTTTTCCACCGACGCGATGAATTATTGGGAACGTTCTTTCTTTCAGCGGCTCCGTGGTCTCATTGAATTCAACGGGCTCCCGGAGAACGGCCCCGGTCAAATCGGGTGGGACTACGACGCATTTCTTTACCAGCTGTTCCGCACCGGTTTCGCAACGGTTTTCAAGTCAAAAACATATGGGCTTGTCGTACAGCCCGCATTTCCGACCGGTTACGGCCTGCAATACCAGCCGCGCGGAATGCAGATTTCGACGACGTTTTTCAATTTTCCGCGCCCTCTGGAAATCGGCAAAGAGTGCGGCGTTATCAAGCTCACACCCGACTATCAAGGAACGTGGGATTTAGTGACCAAGTACGCAAGGGAGATGCAGTTGGCAGAAATCGCAATCCGGCAAAGCGCAATCAATGCCCGTTTCGCCTATGCGGCTATCGCCAAGGACGACAAGGGCAAGCGTACCATGGAAGGAATCTTTAACAAGCTGGCAAACGGTGCCCCTGCTGTTGTTATCAATGCCGATTTGAAACAGCAGTTGACCACAAAGGCCGATGGAGATTTTACCCTGCCCATCATGCAGTTTGACCGCGACCTTTCCAAAAACTTTATTCTCCCCGATTTGATGGAGTATCGTCGGAACATCCTGTGCGACTTTTACAGGGAACTGGGTGTTTCCGTTCAGCCCAACAAAAAGGAAAGAATGGTTGTGACGGAATCGAAAGCGGCAGATGCAGAGACGTTCAACCGGCGCGAGGTCTGGCGCATCACGTTGGAAAAATCCCTTGCAATCGTGAATGAGATGTACGATACAAACATTACCTTTAAAATGGTTGAGCCCGATTTCGACGCAGGCGAGGCCGACGAAACCGAGACCAACAACGAAGGGGAAGAGGTGAATAACAATGTTGGTGAATGAGTTAGTATCCTCTTGCAATCTGGAAGCGCTGTTGATGGCAGACCCCAACCTTTTTGCAAATATGGTTGTTCCCGAGGGCATGGAGAAAGCCGGAGTGATTCAGGCAATACGCAGGGCCCACGGTCTGGCACCCCTGTACCACCCAGACCCCATCTGGATGAAATCAGAATTGTACTGGTGGAGCCGGGAAAATCTCCCCATCTGGAAAAAGCTGTTTGCCACCACCCAGCTGGAATATAATCCCATCTGGAATACCGATGTACACGAGCTGTCCAAGGACACCACCGAGCGGGCCAAGGATACCGCAGAGAACACCGCCACCCACTCCCATGGTGGAGCCGACGAGCAGAGCAAGCACGCGGACGACCGCCACCAGATGGAGACCACCGGCAATCTGTACCATGAGGACACCAAAGCGGACGGTTTCACCACGGACAACACCACAGGGCAGGAGAAAACGGTGGGCAGTACTGCCGGGAAAGAGCATGGTTTTGCCCATACCCAGACCAGCGCAGACGAGACCCGGGACACAAAGGGCACCCTTGACCGGGATACGACCGGCACCCGGCTCACCACCCACGGTGAAACAATGACCGATAAAGTCAAGACCACCAAGGACAGCCAGACCGACGTTGAAGGAAAGGTTTCTGCCGAGAATGAAGCGAGCTATCAGCCGTTCGACGCTTCCACCACTATCTATAAGGAGACCGGCACCGCCGACGATACCCGCAAAACCGACTGGACGGAAACCGAGAACACGACCGGCACCCAAGACGACACAACCACCGAGAACGTGACCGACCACCAAGAAAGCACGTCGGACACCGAGACCAAGCAGGACACCGAGGGCCTTACCACCGGCCAGCGGGACAGCATCGACCGGGCCCACGGCACCCATGGTGACACGGGCCGCACCGATGGACACGGGCACACAGAGCGGCAGGCCGGAGACCGTGGAACTGCACAGGATTCTAAGACCGGCAAGCATGAGGAACACGGCCTTGCGGCTGTTACGGGCAAGGAATCCGAGACCGTGACCACAGTTCACGAGTGGAAGCGAGGCGGCAACATCGGCGTTACCACAGCACAAGGGATGATTGAGGCAGAGCGGCAGACAGTACTTTTCAATATGTATCGTGTTATCGCAGACAGTTTTCACCGCACGTTCTGCCTTGACTTTTATTGATGGGGGTGTTAATATGATATCGGAAATCATCGTGGAGCTTATCGGTGGCCTTGTGACGCTTTCGGGTGTTCTTATCGCAAACAGCAGGGCGCAGGCCGTCACCGATACACGCCTTGACGAGTTGACCCGGGAAGTGCGGGAGCATAACCACTTTGCCCACCGCGTCCCCGTGTTGGAAGAGCAAATCAAAGTGGCAAACCACCGCATAGATGATTTGGAAAGGAAGGTTGACTAGTATGAAAATCAAAGCCTCTACTATCGCAAGAACTGCCGTTCTCGCTCTGGCTCTGGCAAATCAGGTTCTCAGCGTGGCCGGTCTGAGCCCTCTGCCCATCGACAGCGCCACCCTTGAGCCTTGGGTGACCACCGGTCTGACGACCGCCGCCGCTGTCTGGGCATGGTGGAAAAACAATTCGTTCACCCCGGAAGCAATCCGGGCCGACGAACTGATGAAAGAAATGAGGGGGTGAATTTATGGATTATCCGTTTTGTCCGTCCCCGCCTTACGTCCCCGGTGACCCGGGAATGTACGACCTTAGATGGATGGTCTCCCAGATTCAGAGCTTGACAGCTCTGGTGCAGGGCATTGCCAAAGGGCAGGAATCGCAGGGCGGCAACATTACCGCGCTGAATTCCGCAATGGCTGACCTTGCGGCCGCCCAGAAGTGTATCAACGAACGTCTGAACGCCGGTGACTTTGAAAACGGTAAGTTTTTGGAGTGGGCCGATAAAAACCTTCCCAGCATGGTTACTGAGATGGTGCGTTTTGTCTGGTTTGGTCTGACCCCGGACGGGCATTTCTGTGCTTATGTTCCGGCTAATTGGGGCTGGCTGACCTTCAACACCGGCACCGATATCACCGAGCCCGAGTATGGTCATCTTATCATCACCTATTAAGAAAGGAGTTTCTATATGAGTTGCAAGAATGATTGTGGTTTCCCCATCAAGCCCGCACCCTTTGCGCCTGCTGACCCCGGCCCCTGTGGGCCGGGCCCTTGCGGCCCCCATCATCCCCCGATGCCGCCCCGGCCCCCTGTTCCCTGTGGGCCGTGTCCCCCGTCTCAGTATATCGGCTCCCGGTATGTGCCGATTTTCGCCGACCCCATCGAGTGGGATATTCACCGTTCCTATGAATCCCTTACCATTGTGACCCACGACGGCGAAAGCTACACGAGCAAATGCAACGTGGGCCCCGGCATTGATATCACCAACGAGCGGTATTGGGCCAAGACCGGCGCATATAATGCGCAGGTGGAGCAGTACAAAAACGAGGTCAAGGATTTGTCGTCTCAGGTCTCCGGTTTCGCGTCTGACAACGCGGAATTCAGGGAGAAAATCGACCAGTTCACCAAGGACAACGCGGAGATGAAAAACACGGTTGCCGAGGATAAGGCCCGTGTTGACGCTCTGGCCGAGCGCGTGGCGACTGCCGAGACTGAAATCGACGGATTGCAGGCCACCACCGCCCAGCACACCACCGAGATTGCCGACCTGCACGCCAAGGACGAGGATTTACAGAGGCAAATCACCAGCAATGACGGCGACATTGCCGCCCTTCAGGCAAAGGACACTGAGCAGGATTCCCGGCTGACCGGCATCGATACCAAGCTCAAGAGCCACGACGCAAGCATTGCCCAGAACACTGCCGACATTGCCAAGAATACCAAGAACATTCAGGACAATGCCGCGAACATTGCCAAGAACGCGCACGAGCTGGCCGACCACGCCGCAAAGCTGGCAGACCATGAGGGCCGTCTTACCGCCCAGCATGAGGAAATCACGGCAAATCATCAGGCCATTGAGCGCCTTACCAGTGTCACCGATGGTCTCCGGTCTGACCTTACCGAGGACGAGGCAAAGATTGAATCCAACCGGGATGCAATCGCCCACATTCAGGAGAAGGACGTTCAGCAGGACGGCAGGCTGGACAAACTGGAAGAGTGTTGCGAACAGGCCAAGGCCCACTTTACCCAGCTGGACACCAAGACCGACAACACCAACACGGCCCTTACCGCTGAAATCGACCGCGCCAAGGCCGCAGAGCTGGCGAACGGCCATCTCATTGCCAAGAACGCCGCAGAGCTGGCGACCCACGCCACCGAGCTGGCCGACCATGAAACCCGCATTTCTACTCTGGAAAGTGACAACACCACCAGCAAACAGGATATCGCGGATATCAAAGCCAAGAACGCCCAGCAGGATACCGCCATCTCTGGCAACACCGATTCCATCACCCATCTGGAAACCGACAAGGCCGACAAAACTGCTCTGGGGGACTACGTCACCAAGACTGAGTTTAATGCCGACCAGAAACGGCAGGACGACATTGTGGGCGACTGGGCAACCGCGCACCCCGGGCAAACCATTTCCGAGTGCGCGACCTCTCAGGAGAACGAGCTGGCCGAGCACGCCGCGAGCATCGCCAAGCTGATAACCGACAAAGTGGCTATCGATAGACTTTTCCCGATTTCCGTAAATTTTCCGAGAGTTGAAATTATCGGGATGAACCCGGGCATTACTTCCGATGAGACAGGCTCCGTGCTAATTAGTGATATCACTCTGCCGTTCCTTCGCAAAGAAAGCACGTCCGCCCCGGCCACCGTCACCGTAAATTCTACGAGCGTCGTAGATGTTTTTTACTTTGATGGTAATACCGGAGCTTATCATGTGAATACCGTTTCTGTAAGCGGAAACTTTGGGGCGGGATATGTTCATTTGCAGGTCCGCACTACCATAGAGGACATTCCCGCTATCGCAGTCGCTAAACCGTTTGTTATTCGCGTTGTTCTCAGCGTGACGGTTAGCACAACCGGTTACCTAAAACAACCGGTTTCCTAAAACAAGCCGCCCACGACCTCTAGGCCGTGGGCGGCTTTTATTGTTCCATGTGGAACACTATCCCAAGCGTTCCTCAGCAAAATCATTGATGCCGCCCACCTCATACCGGCGCGGGGTCATTACAATCCAACTAGCCGAGTGGGTCACGCGCTGGAAATCGTGGCGCTCTTTTATCGGGCTGTCGTGGTAAGATAGCATCTGTCCACCTGCATCATCAATTATTAAGAAGTCGTTCAGATTTTCAATATCATCTTTTAACGCCGCCTGCCCTTCTTTCTTGCCCACTCCTGCAATGGTGCTTTCTAGTACACCTTCACACGTCCGGGCCGCGTAACACTTAGCGTGTAAGAATCTAAATTCGGTGTAACCGAATTCGGCTTGCGGGTGTTCGTCCTCTGCTATCCCGATATAGACTTTCTTGCCGTTGGGTTTCGTGACCACCACGCCGCGCTTCTCACACTGGGCGGCAACCTCTTTATTATACTGTTCGACCGCTGGAACCTTGGCCCCTTCAAATTTACAAGAATCTGTGTCCCAGTAAATCACCTTTTCCCAACCTACGATTTTCAGCAGTTGCCAGAGCTTGAGCCGCGTCATGCTGGCCGTCCACAGGCCCCAAAGAAACGGAAACTTGCCTTTCTGGCTCTTCTGTATCTCCGAAGGGGTTTTCTTTTTTAGGTTGACTTCCCAGCTCATACGTTCAAAGTCTATGCTGTCCCCAATCTCTGCCGTGTATTCGTCCCTTATCGTCTTTTGGGCGCAGGCTCCGAAAATGGTGTTGACGCAGATTTTGGAGAAAGCATAATCAGGGGAACCTTTCATAGTTTCTTTGATTTTGAACTTATCAAAAATAGCCATTCGGAATGAATCGGGGAGATACCCAAGCCGGAAACAGAACCCCCGGTGCATCACCACCCGTTCAAAGGTGTATGCTTCTTTGATACGTTGCCAGTCGTTGGAATCACAATACAGCAATGTTTCATCTGCCTGCAAAACTCTGCCGTTGTCTTTGTTTTCGTCGTCGCATTTGAGGCCCGCGCACTTGCTAACAGAGATTACGGGGTCTGGGCATTCAGGCCGGATTTGCAAGCCCTTAATTGCTATCTCTGCAATCCATCCCATACCGCAGGATATGATATTGTTCATCACTGCTTGGGGCTGGCCTTGTGGTAGCATCATGGGTTTCCCCTCTGGAAACTTCCACAATAGTTGTTGAGATGGGTGGGCGCTCTTGAAATCGTAGGAATTGCAATTGCGGTAAGTGTGACCTGCACGCCACCGGGTGCCGTGTGTGTCACCGCCTGCCATTGCTTTATATGCGATTTCCATTTGTTCCCGGTTGAGCTCAAGAGCCTGCATCTTTTGCAGTGTCCGGCTGTCCCCTGTCAAATGCTTGTTGACCTCTTTGATAACAAGGGCCGTGTTGGTCATTGGCAACGTGGCCGCGTTGTAATTGCGCTCTGCTTTCAAACGTTCGATTGCTTCCCAGAGGCCCAACACGTCATTGACGCAGTATGCAAATTCCGTATCATCAAGGGGAGTGTCCGCTGTTCTGTAAACAGAATAGTCAAGGTCTCCCTTGAGCTTTTCGTGTTTGCAACCTTCTGTTGCTCTGGCTAGGCTCTTTTGGAACAGCTTTAAACTGTCCCGAAACTCAATACCGTTGTCGAACTGCAAATAAAGGGGTTTCCGGCTCTTGGTGTAAAGGGCCTTGCAATCTCCCCACCGGTCACATAACATCTGAATGAGATATGTATACTCATACCCAAGATTGTGAACAAAAATCACAAGGCGCTTTCGTTCTGTGATACTCCACTTGTCAACCAACGTTTCTATGATATCGGCCCACTCTTCAAAGTATCGCGGCACGACGACCGCGCCACCGATGCACGTTTGAAACGAGTACGCAAAGCCGTCTGTATCGGTGTTGGTGGTCTCAATATCAAATGTACAGGTTACATCTAAATAACGGGGTTTTGGTCTAGCGTTCTTCTTGGTTCGCTCCTGCACGGTTTTGGGAGTGCCCAGCATAGCCAGAAACTCGTTTTTGCTCTCCGCTATCTGTTCACCCCTGCATTCCCGCATGATTTAACCCCCAAAATACTTTGCTAAAATCTGAGCCGCCTGTTCTTCTGTTGTGATATTGAATTCACGGGAAAGGGCCGTTATTTGGCTCTCCCCCGTCTGCTTTGCACGGTCTATCGCGTCCTTTGCCCGTTGCAAGAAGGGCCTGCCGTTGTCCGTCTGCAATAACGTGTAAACCACATCAGAACCCAACGCCGCCTCAAGCTCTTTTGTCATGTACTTGTCAAAAAGCTCTGAAAGCTCTTCTTGGGAACCGGTAAACCCACGGTCAACAAGAGATTGATAAACGTTCCTTTTCCAATCCTTGATACCTTGCATCGTGGAAGTCTTGGAACTGAGGAAATCCCGCAGGCGCAGATACTCCGCGACAAGCTCCGTTCTCGTCATGCTCTTCACGGCTCCGCTAAACTTTGTGCGGCCTTGCGTTTCCAGCATCCCCAAGGCCCTCTTGTAAATGCCCTTGGTTTCTCCGGCCTCTTCCAGACGTTTCAAGCGCCTATTCGCCGCACCGGATGCACGCCGCACGATTTGTTCCAGCTCTTCCCGGGTGTAGCTTGTGGCATTCGGGCCCTTAGGTGTGTATGATTCCCACGGCTTGGGCTGGAACGGTCTGCCCTTGCCGCCCTGCTTGCGCTTCTTGGGCGGCTTGCTGGCCTTGCTGGCTTTCTTCTCCTTGAGCTTGGCCGTTTTCCTCTGCTTGGCCTGCTTCTTGTTGCGGGCCTTGCGGGTTGAGGGCTTTTGTTCGCTCTTGGCCGTTGCACCCGCAGGCAGTTTATCGGGCTTTACAAGCCCCAATTGATTCTTTATCTTTTTCATGCGTCGTCCCTCACAAACTCGCGGTTGACCTTATCATAATGATACCCACGCGGCCAACGGAAATACTGGATTCTGATTGACCCGTTCTTTTCGGTCATGTACGGTTCGTTTCCGTTGTTCCGCAGATACTTATATAACTGCCGCACAGATTCATTGTTGAGCCTCTGCATGGACTTGCCCAACATCTTATAGGCCATCTGGGCCCCATTGGGGCCCGCGACCGGCATAACGTTGCGCGGATGTGCTGACTTGGGGTCAATCCATTCGTATTCTACCAAGTGAACGATTCTCATATCAAAACCATCCTTTCCACTCACAAACGAAAATTACAACACCGATGATAAAGAACAGCGACGCGAAAGGTGCGACGCAAGAAAATTGATAAGCTGTCATTGTTAAAACTCCCCATCGTGATAGTATGCAATGATTTCATCGTCTCCGGCCTTGCGGCCTCTCCGGGTGCAGGTCTCTGTTGCGCGTCGGAAGATTCCCGCGCAATCACCAACCTGCTTGAAGTAATACACAAACCGCGTGGTTTTGTATTCCTTATCGGGATGATTGAGCAGGAAGTTTTCAACCTGCTCAAAGTTGCTTGTTTTGCAGATGTAAAGAATCATAATCAAGTCCCTTCATAAATGCCGCCCAAAGGGCGGCGTATACTGCATTACAAAACATGAATCTCTATATCTAACGCGGTCAATCCATACTCCTTGATTCTATTGATACGCCACCAGTCCACCTCTTTCCGTCTCCATTGTTCATCGACACACCCGGCCTTGCACTGCAACCATTCACCGTGTTTGCCGTACAGATGCACCACCGTTGCACCGTACAGGATATTCATGCAAGAACTGAGCACTTCGGAAACCGTCATTGTTATTCCCCCTTTCTCTATCGGGTTTGTTTCGGTCTGGTATCCTATGTTTATTATCTCATAAAATTATTAACGAGATATGAACAACAAATGACAAATTGGCTACACCTCATGTATACATTATCGACGTGCAGGGCACCACCGGTA